TCACTTGCTCAATTTTGGGACCATTTTGGGACTATTCTGACTAAATCCAAGTTGTTCACTTACGCGTTTTGACATGTCTGGCACTTCGTTGTGCATCCATTTTCCATAATGTTGTTCAAGCATTTTTGTAGATGTGTGGCCTAACTGATTTGCTATCCATCGCTCGTTGACACCTGCCGTTAAAAGTTGGCTTGCGAATGTATGCCTTGCTTGGCTTGGGCCTCTATATCTGATTTTGCACTTTTTAAGATGCGTTTTGAAAAATCGATCTCGGTACGGCGCTTCACCCTTTAGCTCTTCATTTGATAGCGAATTAACGAACACAAAGCGCAGAGATTCAGTTTTAACGGTTTTATTGTCTTGTTGCATCACATTGATAGTATGAGGCTTTAACATCGCGCTCAGTGCCATTTGTGACCGCAATATTTCAATTGCTGGTTCAAGCAGGTGAACTGTGCGAATGCTTCCTGCAGTTTTTGGGACTTTGTATTGCTTGAGGACAATTGCTCGTTGCACTTTGATGGTGCCGCTATTTAGGTCAACGTCCTCCCAAGCTAGTGCAAGCAATTCAGACAATCGTAAGCCTGTCCAACAACAGAAGATAAATGCGTTCACTTCTTGGGGGCGTTTGGTTGGTGTGGTTGCAAAAATGGCTAACTCTTCGCGCGTGAAGGGGTCGGGTTCATCCCTGACAATTTTTAGATTGTCGATATATTCTAGCGGGCTGTAGTCAATAATTCGGTCTGCGCGCGCGTCATCAAAAATACCTCTGAACGGAATGAGCACTTCGTTAATCGTTTTATTGCTTAACGATGACAGGTCGACACTAATCCACTTTTTGATGTGGCTCTGTCGCACCTCATTTAATTTGAAATGACCCCATACAGGTAATACATGATTTTCAACTTTGCTTTTGTATGACCGAATTGTACTAAATGCTACCTGAGTCTCTTTGATGCTAAGCCAAATATCCATTGCTTGTGCGACGGTTGGAATCTCTTCGCGTTTAGGTTTTGCGCTCCACAAAAGAGCGCGTTCAGAGTTGGGGAAGTGTTCTGCGTAATCAAATGTGCCTGTGGCAATCTCATGTAAAATAACTGCTCGTTTGTTACTGGCAAACTTAATGTTCGACTTTGTGAGTGATAAACCTTTGAGTGCTTCACGACAGCGCACAGTCTTAAAGTAAAAATCAATCCTGATACTCTTGCCGTGAATGTTTACGCCTTCAAACTGGTTGCAATACTCCTTTAAATCACTCATTACTGGCCGTTCTCTACAAAGTTATCCCAATTCTCAAAGTGGTAGTAAATACGGTTGTCGCCAGCCTTTTTCCACAGCACCCCCTCTTCAAGTTGTCCCTTCTTCCTGCGGTTATCAAGCTTATCTTTGTCGAGCCCTTTTAGTTGCTCCATTATGATAGGTAATACCCACCCCAATTTGATATATGCATTCATGTTCAAATCTCCTTCTATTTGATAATATCGAACTTACGCCGCTTCTTTTATTTTACTTTATAATTAACTTTACGGATTTGTAAAGTTTATATGTGGTTTTATTTGTAATGAAGTGGTTATGGTGGTAATTTGGATTCATCAAAAGATTAAAGAGGATTTTATGAAAGATGTAATATGTGAAGTTAAGAACAACAAACTCGGCCGTGCAATTGAAGATGTTAGAGTGTTAAAGTTTGTCTCTGGCGGAACGAGCGGAAATGGTTTGGACCCAAAAGCGGCGAAGAGTTCCCGAGCACATACTGGGGGGAGTGGGTTAGACCCAGTTGCAGAAATGTTCGGGGGATAAATCACTTAACCCTTTACAGTACAAATCTAAGGTAAGGAAATGTTAGAACAACAATTAAACTCGCTAGGTGACCACATAATTTTAGTTTATGTCGCTATGTGGTTGATATATTTGTTTGTTTACAGGAGGTTAGACAGTAATAGCATTGCGCTTACTTGTCTTGTGCTATTTTCTTTGTTGATGAACTACTTAACACCATATGTTTATTCATTTGCAGTGAATAATGAAGGTGTTCTTCCTAAGGCGATTTTTCATTTATCGTTCTGCGCTATTCAGTTGGTTGCAATGTACGTTATTAGGGTAACTCACTCTTATTTTAAGTTGAGAATGAGTAAAGAATCTCTAGCAATCGTATACCTCTATGCGCTTCAGGTTGTAGTGCACTTGGTGAGGTTGACCGAGAAGGCTGTATTTGGAACTGCATATTTGTCTTCATTTTATATGCACGCCATCCCCATTGTTAATATATTGTTGTCTTTTGTGTGTGTATTGTGTATCGTTCGCTCAAAGGCATACAAAAATGCTGAAAATGAATATTTGTAATAATGGTGAGTTAGATGGAACTTCTATGCAGCTTAATTGTAATTTGCGCAGTGGCACTGACATTTCGCATTGTATATAAAGAGCTTTTTTGCTCCCATATGCAATACAGGGCCTCTAAGTCTAAGGAGAGCTATAGAAATGTTATTGATATTAACTACTTAGCAGAGTGTAGGGCGTTAGAAATATCCCCTAAAGTACATGGTGTAAACAGTCTTGCAAGTCAGACCATTTTGTTAAGGCGGCGGGATAGGCTGCTTGATAAAGCTGGCGACAAATAAAAAAAGGCCTCTTATGGGGCCTTTTTTAATGTATGTATCGTAGTTGATAGCTGCTCTTGTTTACTTTTATTTATTTTGTATAAAACGTCGTAAACTTCGGCAATTCTATCCGGCCCCATCTTTTCGTAAACATTAAAAAAACTAGTTATTTCACCATCGCTCAATTCGTCAAGTCTGGCGAGAGTTTGAAAAGCTTCAGTTAAAGAGTTGGTGTCTAACTGGTGCTCATCTTTAGGTTCATCTTGAAAGAAAGTGCTTTTGCTGATCCCTAAGAAGTCTGCAAATTCAGTCATTTGCTTGTCTGATAATTTGTTTCTGCCGCTGAAGTAGTGGCTGACCGCTCCTTGACTATTCACATTAAAGACGCTCATTAGGTCGCGTTGTTTAACACCTTTCTTCTTCATAACAGCTTGAATTGGTTGTACCCACGCTGGCTGCTTCATATTTAGTGGCCTTTGAAAAACTTACAAATGATATTACAGCCCCTTGTAATTTTAATCAAACCCATTAGTTCACCCTGAATATAGTTTCAAAGTAAAAGTTGACAGTTAAAGTAAATAGATCATAAAGTATTACTGTAATGTTTATTGTTAGTATACTTTTGAGTTCTCCTTGTTGGGAGGTCACGTGCGCACGTGGCTTCCCTGCTTTACAAGGGAATTTATTATTCAAGGAGAAGGAAATGCAAAAAGACCAAATGTACACATCATTGCCGCTATCGCTTGACGAAGCGTTTGAAATGGAGCGCGCGCTTGAAGCTCGCATTCGTGAGCTTCGAGAAAGAAAAGAAACTGTAGTGAAGTCCCGAGACAAAGAATTTTGGGTTTTTCTCATAGAAGCTATCGCAGACTGCAACTCGACATTAAAGAAAATGCGAGGTGCAACATGGAACAGCTAATCACAGACCCTAACCATTGGCAGAGCCAAATTCAAAAGCTACGTGCCGCGTACAATAAAGCGCTGGAAAAAGCTAAGCCACAAGTAAAACCCAAACAAAATCCAAATCTCAATCATGTCCAAAGCGACTCCCTTCGTCGCAGGGCGCTTCATCTTGCTGCGCAGAATACGCGTAGGAGGGTTGTGCTATGAATCTGGGTAATCAACATTTGAAAGTGGTTCAACTAGTAGCTACTGGAATAGTGGTAAAAGTTGTTGCTACTAAAACCATTGATAGGGGCATAGCCCCAACTCCAAACCAAATAGACATCATATGCGAACTGGTTGATATGCTTCATGAGTCAGGACGCCACAGTTTAGCGCATGAGTATGATGACCTTACGTGTCAGTGGTCTGAGTTATTGTTAGACAAACCAGCATGAACAGTCGCTCTATCCCATTAGCGTATGAGCCCACTAAAAGTGGCTCACTTCGCCCAATTTGCATCACTGCCGAGGCCCCGTTTTGCTGGGGTAAGTTCGGCTTTGATGAGCTGGCAGAATATGTAAAAGAGCAGCTTAGAAAAATCCCCACAACGCGCTTACGCCGTATTGCTGCTCGCCAATATGTTAAACGCTTTCAAAGTAAATCCGCAAAAAGGCCTATGCGCTCAGCAAATATCTACATCCGTGAATTGGTAGAACGGGTTGGCCAGGTTATTGAACGAGCTCCATTAAACATTGGTGAATTGAATAACAGCAAAAAACGCAAAAGCAAAGCGGGTGATTTGGCTCAAATCTGTGAGCGAATGGCTATCGTCGATTTGCCTTGTGATATTGAAGAAATGACCGAAGGTCAAGCCATAGAAATTTTGTATAACACCTATGATGAAATGGCTGAATTTGTTCGTGGCCAAGGCGTTAGTCCTCACGCTTGGACAGTGTATGAGGCTTTGCTTTCAGGTAAGTGTAAAAACCGTGAAAAAGGGTATTTGAAGCTTGAGCGCGCAATCCTGCGTATGTCTTGCCCAAAATGGTGGTTGCGAAAACTAAACCGTTTACGTGATATGACTCTAGAGCATTTAAATATCACAATGGGTATGGTTAAAAAGAAAGTTTCACCATACGCCAGCAAAGACGCAATAGCAGAGTTTCGCGGTGATAGACGTAAGCAACGCGAGTGGCTTAGTTCGATGGTTGTCGAATCGGAAGACGGCGACCAAATTGACTTGATGAAAGTTTACAAAGGCTCCATTGCGAATCCTGAGTTACGCCGTATTGAATTAATGGTTCGCTTAAGGGGGTGTGAAGTGTGGGCGAATGAACAGGGCCTAAAGGCTATGTTTTACACTATTACAGCCCCGTCAAAATATCACGCTGTCAGTGATAAATACGACAATTCTTCTCCAAGAGAAACTCAGGAGTATCTAGTTAATCAATGGGCAAAAGTGCGTGCAACTTTAGCCAAATTTGAAATTAAACTTTTCGGTATCCGTGTGGCAGAACCCCACCACGATGCAACACCACATTGGCATTTGCTTCTATTCATGCGACCCAATGAAGAGCGATACATTACTAGTGTAATTAGACATTTCGCCATGCAAGTTGATGGCGATGAAAGTGGTGCAGAAGAAAATCGCTTTGATGTGGAGCCCATAGACCCAAACAAGGGCTCTGCGGTTGGCTACATAGCAAAATACATATCAAAAAATATCAACGCTAGTCATATCGAGGGCGAAATTGACTACGAAACAGATCTTCCATTTAACCGTGAAATTATCAAGACGCAAGCAGAGCAAGACGCTGACAAAAAAGAGGCGGAGAAAGCAACGGCCAGAGGCGAGCAAGTAAAGGAAAAACCCCGTACAGACGAAAACTGGATGGCAGTTAATGTCGGAGCTTGGGCTAACCGCTGGCGTATTCGCCAGTTTCAGTTTATCGGCGGTGCACCTGTGGGGGTGTGGCGTGAGTTAAGGCGCATTGACGACGAACAAGCAAAAAAGCTGGATGCCCAAACAAACGACATTCGTAGCGCTGCTGACAATTCTCGATTTGCTGATTTTATCGAGCGAATGGGTGGTGCGTTTGCCAAGCGATGCGAGCGACCTTTCCAGCTTCTAAAAGGAAAAACCTCCAAAAATGATTACGGCGAATCAAATGTTCGGACCAGCGGCATATTCGCAGCTTTCTCAGACATAGATTATGTCACAAGAACTATTCAATGGCGCTTAACTAAGCGCCCTAAGGCTCGCGGCAGCGAGTCTCCTTGGAGCACTGGAAATAATTGTAACCCTGAGCCTAATGACTGGCAGGTCAGGCACGGGGATAAATTGAATCCCATCAATTTAATACCCCCAGAGATTCGCAGTAGCGTGCGGCTGGGGGCTACATATATCGAAACAGATGAATTTAATAAAACAGTGACCGAGTATCGAGTTAGCTGCGGTCAATTAATGCAGGAGAGTGTCTTTTATGATTAATCAAACGATGGAAAATGCAGTTAGTCAGGTTGCGGAGCATGACCTTAGTGAAATATTGGATTATTTAATTGATAAGGCGAAGCGTGGGGATTTTGGGGAGTTGGCTGCTTTCTTAAGTTCAGCAGTTATTTGTGTCAATGAGGTACTTAAAAAGAAAGGTGAAGAACCTATTACATTCTTTGTCGGCAGTGGTGGGTTTGAAGTTTTTAACCATATTGACTTTACCCCTATTCTAGAGCCTCTTAATGAAGCGAGAGAACAGCAGTTGCGAGACTTTACCTGCCATATTTGTGAGGTTAGCAACTAATGCATGAAAAGTTACAAAAAATGAATGAGTTAATTGAAAAAGCTCAAAGTACATCAAAGTTTAATGCTGCGAAAAAAGAGAGGTACGCAGTAGGGGCGTTGACTGAGGCCGTATCTATTCAAAGCGAAATCTTGTATCGGCTAGATTCAATAGAGCTCGCACTTGGGCTGGGCGGGGAGGCTTATGGCGAAATCGGATAAGAAGGATTTAGGCGCAATTGATTGCGAGGGGTGCGGCGGTATTGCTTCAATTCGCCGTCGCAGCAATGGCAAGCAATTGCTTTATCTTCACTGCCCAAACTGCGGTCTTGACCAACGAAGCGGCGCGCAACTGCAAGCGAAATGGGCGAAAGCAATAGCGAAAAATTCGCAATCAGAATCACTTGCTGTGGTGGATGAAATCACACCTCAACAATCTACAGCGGACCAAAAAACTGCGGGCGAATGGTCGCCTGCGCTAATGCAAAATAGCGGAGATTTACCGAATGACAACACCGACACCAACACCGAATCAGAGCGAATTGAACACGAACAAAAATCCGATAGCGGCAGCGATGGAAGGTCTGGAAATGGGCTCGCAGTCTGGCTCCCCTTCGTGCTCTTCGGAATCGCCACAGTCGTCGGAATTAAAATATCAACACCTAAGCCAGTTCAGTGACGACGTAAAAACGGAGTCGCCCGAGCCTGTCGAAATGGAAGAAATGTCCAAAGAGGATATTAACGCCCTTGCGGGCTATGGTGTGTCAACCGCCGCTGATTTTATTGAGTCGATGTGTGACGCGCCTGTCACGATTGATAACGAGACGCGTGAGGTTATTGCAGAAAAAGCGGCCCCTGTTGTAGCGAAATATTGCAAAGGCGGTCAAATGCCTGCTTGGTTTGCGAGATTTCAGGAGGAAATTGAGCTCGGCATTGTCTTGGCGTCTGTCGGATTTTCAATGTACAAGCAAATCAAGCTGCATGAGCGAACTGAGAGTAAAGCAGAACCGAATAAGGCTAAATCAAGTGATGGTTACGTGAAGGTGGCAGCAAATGGCAATTAACGAAAATAATGCACTAAAAGCAACGCATATTTGCTATCTGGCGGGCACTGGTGGGGGTAAAACGACCGCAGTTAAATTAATGGGGTTGGTCGGTAAGTGTGTTGCCATTTTTGACTTGTATGGTGATTACAAGTATGACGGACGGAAAGCAGGGCCTTTTAATGGTTTGGGTGGGCGTCCAGTATACCATTATTCAAATCGTAACTCGTTTGCTCAGGCGTTTATATCTGCATGGAGTTCGGGGTTGGCGTTCGCTGTTGCATACAGGCCAGAGTTTCCAAAGAACATTTCCGCCGAAAAGCTTAAGCGAGCAAAGCAAGCGGAGTTGCATTGGTTTGCTTCATTAGTATGGGAGGCATCTGACGGAAACAGGCAGTTAGATGTAATCATTGAAGAATTGGCAAAGTTGAGTGACACAATTGGGAAAGATGATTCGATAGTGGGTGAGCTTGCAACTGGTGGTCGAAAATATGGCATTGCATTACACACTATTTTTCAGCGCTCGCAAGAAGTGCCCAAAACAATTTGGTCAAACTCACCAAGAAAGGTGCTTGGTTCTCAAGAATCACAAGCGGATGCAAAGCGAATTTCAATAGAATTAGATGCAGAGTTAAGTGATGTTTATCAACTAAGTAAGATGAACTCAAAATACGAGGATGAGCGATTGCACTACATCGTGAAATCCAAAGGGGGGATAGGGAATATTGAGCCTGTTGTTATACATCTAAAATCTGGAAAGTCTGAAAAGTTGACGTTCGAGGACTTAAGGGCGACCTAACGTCCCACCAAGTAGAGCGAAAATTTCGCTCTTTTCGCTATAGGGGGAGCGAAAAGGGTTTCCCTCAATAGCGAATCGACTGATTTATTAATTGACGGTTTCGATTAACAAATCAGGAAAACGCATGTTCAAACTAAATAAATCCATGGTTACAACCGTCGCACTTACTTTGGGTACTTTGGCGTTAATTAACAACGTTCGCGCACTTCGTTCAGTTAAACGTATGATAGGTTAAGGGGCGCTCAATGTTAGAGATTACTAAATTAAATAACATTACTGGCGTTTCCGAAGGTGGCAGCGTCTCGCTGTCGCTTCCAATTGGCCGAACGTATGAAAAGGTCCACTTTCAAATTGAAAATGTCGCATCGACTGAAATCAAAAATATCCGCGTTGAGCTAAATGGCCGTTTGCTTACTGAGTGGAGCACGCTGGCTGATATGCTGGAAGAGAACGCATATTTTAAACGTAAGCAGTTAGATGGCTATGCCACGATGTACTTCACGCGTCCAGAGGTGGAAGGCATTGTTAATCCTTCACTTGTCGCGCAGCGATTCTTCGCCCTTGGTACACAAGGTCTGTCTATCGTACAAATTAAGTTTGATATCGGTGTTGCAGAAAAAGACCAGCAACAAAACCCAAAGACACCCGTCGTTGCTGCGTTCGCGGAAAAGACCCGAGGGAGTGCTCCCGGTTGGCTCTTTAAGCGTCGAGTTTTCAGATATAACCTCAATACTGGCATCAATGAAATCGAGAATTTGCCGCGTCCGAGTGGCTCTCAAATTGCGCTTATTGAGATTAAGAAAACGGGCAATAGTTCGGTGCTTATCAAAGATGCTGAATTCCTCGTAAACAATGTTAAATGGCGTGAAGCCATCCCTAAATCATTACATAACCACATCATCGACCAGCGCGGCCGTGCGCCACAAGGTGAAACGTTCGCTATCGATTTGTCTCTTTCCGGTGACGTATTTAGTTCGCTGGTTCTAGACCCATCTATTTCGGATATGCGATTGCGCGTAAATTGCGAGGGTTCGGGCGGCGCAGAGGTCATTGTTCACTACTTTGACGATTATAAAAAGTCCACGTTCTAAGGGGGCGTTATGTCAGCAATGATTGCGGAGGGTGCTCCGCAACAAACCGCATGGGGAAACATCGTCGGCGGAACAAATCAGGCGTTAACTAGCGCATTGAATATATGGCAGCAAGTAGAAACCGTAAAAGCAGCACGTAATAGCACTGGTCAAGGACAAGCCGAGCATGCTGCAACCACTGAATTGGACAACGGCGCAGCGGTGCTAGTTGAAGCGCCCAAGCCCACACCAGCAGAGGTTGCACAACAGCAGGCAAAGGCAGAAGAAAAGCTGCTTGGATTGCCCAAAAATACGGTGTTAGCTGGCGGCGGTGTGCTACTTGTGATTCTGTTAATTAAGGCGGTGAAGTGATGCAAAACCCTAAATCTTGGAAATATTTTGCCTATGGCGTTGCTATCTCTGCATGCGGTGCTGTTGTGGCGGAAGTGGTTCGTGACCTCTATCGCAAGTATGCCGTTCGGGGGGCTAAGTAATGCTTGGGGCGGGAATGGCTGCTTTAGGTGGCATGGGCGGCGGTGGTATGCCTGATATGGGAGGAATGATGGGTGGTCTACCCAGTTCTAGCGCTACATCAGGTACGGGTGACCAAACTCAAAATATCGGGTTCACTGGGCAAGGTGTAACGTTCGGCGGCGGTGGTAACACTCAACTGCTTATTGTTGGCGGTGTTGCACTTGCCTTATTCTTTATTTTTAAAAAATGAGAATAGCCCATTTCAATGAGCTGACAAATGTACGTTCTGCGGCGGGCTCTGACGCAGACTATGATGCAATATCGCATCAAGTTGCGCGGGGCGTGGCGCTGCTTGTAGAGTCCAACGGGTGTTACTGTGTTTTACGGTTGGACCCTGATGGCTTATGTGTTGTGTGTGCAGCGGGTAAGCATTTGCTTAAAATTGCCCCCTGTATTGTGAAATTGGCGGTGCATCATAATGCGCCGTCAATCATCTTCCACACGCGCCGCCCTGCGCTCGCTCGGCATCTTTCAGCTTACAATTTTAAATACGAGATGACTGACAAAAATGGTTATCTCGTTTTTCGCATGAGGAGCGACGACTATGGGCTCTAAATCGAGTTCAGACAGCCGTCAGACTACCAATAACACCAACACGTCGTTAGGGGTGAATGGTGATAACAATGGTTACATGACTGTCGGCAACGGCAATACATATAACATTCAGCAAACGGACCATGGCCTAGTTGATGGCATGGTAAGTATCTGGGGGGATATGGCTGGCATTCAGCACTCAATGATGGGTGTGGTCGGTGATATGGCTTATGACAATGCACAAATGACTCAGAATGTTATGAGTGATGGTTTTGCATTTGCAGGCGGTGTATCTCGTGATGCAATCGACGCGATGCGTGATACCAATCGTGACTCATTGGATTTTGCTGAATCCACGCAAGGTGCGGCGTATGACCTTGTTGCACAAGGGGCAGGCGCGGCTTTTGACTTTGGTCGTGATGCGCTTGATGTGGGGCGAGATGGTCTGGAAATCGGGGGTAATCTAGCACGAGACGCACAGCAGCAGGCTTTTGCATTTGGTGCTGATGCACTTTTTGCAGCGCAAACCGCACAAAATAACGCGTTTGAGCATAGCATAGCGTCATCACAATCTGCTTTGGATTTTGGCGCCGGTGCTGTAGATGCAATGTCAAATCTGGCTGGCGACAGCATGCAGTACAACGCGGCACTGAGCGAAACGGCAATCTCTGAAAACAGTTCGTTGGCTGCGGGTATTGCATCGCTGACAGCGGATATGCAGCAATCTAATAATGATTTTGCGGCGGGTGCACTCAATACAACTGTTCAAGCAGTATCAAGTGCAACGGGCGAAATGAGTAATCTTGCTCGTGATGCTATGTCAATGAATGCGCAGCTTAGCGCAAGTGCGATGGAAGCTTATGACCGCGCAGGCGACCAAACGCTATTGGCTCACAAACAAGCGCTTCAATTCGCTGACCACGCTTCACGTTCAGATGGTCAACAACTAGCCATATCGACCAATAAAACAATGACCTATGTCATGTTAGGGGTAGGCGGCTTGGCGCTGGCAATGGTCTTTTTAGGGAGGAAATAGTCATGATGATGATAAACCATATGGTCAAAGGTGGGATTTGGGATATCAATCGTGCTGGGCGTTCGCTTGCTGTTATACGTGCTCAGCCGGGTTTGCTATTCACTGTCTTTGATTTAAAAGGCGAAAAGATAATTGACTCTGAATTGCCACAGGGCACCAATTTATCAGATATGCCGTTTGAACGTATGCAACTTGTTGCACAGCGAGAAATGGATGTGACTGTGTGGGTGAGTAATTATCAATACAGCTACACAGAGCAGCCAACGCGCCCTGATAGGATTGCAGCGCGTAAAATACCGCTGTTGTCAGGGAAAAACCTATTGCTTGATTATGACCCGCCACGCCAGCGAGCAACGGTGTCATTTCCTATGCCTGCTTGGGTGGGTGGCAAAGATATGTATATCCAGAGCGGGATTGTGTACAACGCGCGACAGTACGCCGCCAATCAGGAAATCGAAATTACTAATTACGGTGAAATGTACTACTACGTACAGGACCCCAGAGGGCAGTACTTTTTCCAGCAAGAGAATGTGGACCCGACGCCGACTACCGCGCTTGCGCTTGTCCCATCTTATACGCAAGTCACACGTTCGCAGCTAGATGAAAAGAATGTGCCTTATTTCGACATTCTTATACCGCCTGAATTGGATAACGTACCAATACGATTCGACCATGAAATCAAGCATCGTTATGTCATTGGGAGCGATACTCCCCATCTTTCTACGACGTCGAGATTGCTTTATACCGTCGGTGGTGTTGAGTCCGAAGAGTTGGCAGAGATGTACTTAATGTCGCCGAGCGGCGGGCATGATGGGCGTAATATATATCGAAATTACGGGCATGTCAGTCTATCTGCTGGAGCGCACAGGTTTTACATGGTTGAGCGGTATCACGGCGGATATCCCCAGTTTGGGATGGAGGCATGGGGGCCGTCAGGCTCATATTTACTGTCATTTAAAACTGACCAGCCCGTATTTAGAGTGGAAGGCTATGCCGACATTCTAGAGGAGCGCACATAATGCGCTTCTCACAGCAGCATATAGTTCTAGGGCTTGTATTAATTGGAGTAATTCTATTTATGAAAGATGCGAAACCGCGTGGTATTAGAAACAACAACCCGCTGAATATAGAAACAGGTGAAGACTGGCTTGGCCTTACAGGTAGTGACGGCCGCTTTGTGATATTTGAGACGCCAGAACATGGTATTCGTGCTGCGGCTCGTATCTTACGAACATACTCAAGTAAATATGGCATTAATACCGTAAATACCATCATAAGTAGGTGGGCGCCACCAGTTGAAAATGATACTGAGGGCTACATCGAGTTTGTGGCAGACAAAGCAAATGTGAATGCAAATGAAGTGCTGTCACCGGAAGAGTATCCGAGGGTGATAGCAGCAATGATTCATATGGAAAACGGACAACAGCCGTACAACTTGGAAACTATTAAATCTGGTTTCGAATGGGGGTTCTATGGATAAAAATTTGATTAAGTGGGGGCCATGGGTTATTGGCTTGGGTGTGGCTTATTATGTTTTCTCAAAAGCCCGAAATACAGTAGAGGAAGCAGTCGATACCGTTGGTAAGCCAATCGGAGGCGCACTGGCAGAACTTCAATTTTTAATCAATGGCTCTCATGCTGTGACTAGTTCTTATGTCGGTTTTGTGCTTGATAGTGAAAAGCTAGACGAAAATTACAAAGTAAAAGACATGCTTTGGTATGAAGGAATATCAAAACTCAATGAAGGTAATGACGCGATGCTCAGGGAAATTTTTGATAGAAACAAGGTGTTGAAGCCTCAGTATATAGTGCTGTTAGACGGTGAGGTCAATCCTGAGATTTTGTTCACAATCAATAAGGCGTAA